CTGATACAGTGCCTGTTAATGTCGGGCAGGCGATTGCATGTGCTCTTTTAACTAAGCAATATACAATGGTTGCTTCTGAATATGACTTTGCTAAGAACCAAGATGCAGCTTCTCTTATTGCCTTAGGGAAGGAGGTAATCCCCTCAGGTCTCTCACAAGCCTATCAAGAGAAGTTTATGACTGACAAGGAAGGACACCTATTGAATAAGAAGGGTCAAGTACAATATGAGCACAAACGTGATATAGAAGGTTTAAGTAAAAGTGCTCTTGTAGGAGTTCGTCCTCTAGCTGAGAAGCAGGAGAGTGAGCGTGTATGGGCTGCTAGTCAGCGTATGATTAAACTAGAGGAAGAACTAGCAGCAGCCACTGAGCGTATGAAGATTGCCAATAACATTGGTGATGATAAAGGCTTTGACAAATGGCTCCAAATCTACGAAGAAAAAGCAGGCAATATGAAGGGTATTGGTGGAGTTCTTAAACAGAGCATTGATGATGCTGCTAAAACAGAGAAAGAACGTAGACAAGGTAAACCAGGTAAAACTCCCCTATCAATTAAGAAGTTTTTAGAATACGAATAGAAAAAGCTGAACGTAAAAAAGCCCGGAGTCCTGTGAAGGATATCCGGGTTTATTTTTGTCTAAAACTTACTTGCTTTTCATTTGGGGGAGAAGATGTTTCCTAGCCCAAGCAATACCCTCGTCAGTGAATATTGCATCTAAGTCATCACTATTAAGCTCTACAGTAGTGAAGCGAAGGCCAACAAGCTTTTGTCCAACTTTTTTTTCTATCTTAGTTGGAAGCACTGAGTTAGGTCTACGAATTACTTCTAGTATCATAAAGATATTTTAGTCTAGTTTTCTTAGATAAGGCATACCATCCTCATACCCCGCATGAACCACCGTGTCCGGTAATGTCACATACGTCGTGTTCTTGGTAGACAATTCCTTTGTGCTTAATTGCTTCGCTGTAGTCAACTTCGGTGATGGGTTGGCCTCCTCGACTTCCATCTGGGTAACAGGTGAATCCTCGGAGCCTTGGCGCATACTTTGCCAGTGTTGCTGCAAAAGTGTTAACATCTCCCAAGCTATTTCCTTTTGATCCCCATGACGGAAGATTGATAGTGCTGGAGATTGACATATCAACGTAATCTTGAATGTCCGCTTGGAACTTGATTCGCTGTTCATAGTTGCTACTCAGTTTATATGCTGTGTCTACATCTTCAGGTTTTACGCCATACTCATTGACGATTCGCTCTGCTGTGGCATCGACAACGTATTCGTATTTCCATTGTGTGCCGTTTGTAAGATAACGTCTTTTATATGCTACAGCAAAGAGGGGTTCGATGCCAGTCGTCGTAGAGGCTAAAATTCCGATGGTACCTGTCGGCGCTATCGCTCGATAGGCCACCGGCCTAGAGATATAGAATCGGTCACAATGTTCATCTGCTGCTCGCTTAGATTCATCTTTATATACTCCTAGCCATTGGTGTAGTTCAGGTGTTACTTCATATTTGCTTCCTCGTTGGAGGAGCCATTCGTGAATGCCCATGAGTCCAAGGCCAAGACGACGGTTTTTCTCTCGGACTTTATATACCTTTTCGTAAGGAAGGTCCGCTCGGAGAGTACCACAGACGAGGAATTTAGAAGCGAGGGAGACGACAGACTTAAACTCTTCCAAATCCTTGATATTGCCAAGATTGATGCTGCCAAGATTGCATACGTCAGAATCATCCTCACTCGTAACCTCTGTACATGCGTTGCGAAGAGTTTCATTCTGTTTATCACCAAAGTTAAAGCTAAAACCAGGCTCACCTGTTTCCATTGCCTGACGTACATTGTCGCAGAATACTTTATTCTGCTCCAGGCCTCCGGCCAATGCTGCGTCGTCATAATTAACAGAAATGTTAGTCATGTCGAGAGGGGCAGCACTGTTAAAATCCTCCTCCTTGCGAAGCCTTGTTGCAGCGTCCCAGTTTTTTACTTTGAGGAAGAGAGGAATGTCCTCATGCTGCCAATTCAACGAAGCATAAATCGCGCTTCGTCGAGAACCTCCTTGCATGACGTTACGTCCAATTTCATTAATGGCAGACATAAGGGGAAGAGGTCCGCTAGCTGTTCCCCCAGTTCGTTGTAAGACACGTCCGCTAGGACGCAGTCGGCTGTAGTCAATTCCAATACCTCCACCAGTCATTAGACAAGACATAGCACGCCATGTTACGTTGCTCCACTCTTCCCGAGTATCTTCTTCGGCTCTAAGAAGGTAACAGTTATTGTATGCTTTGTAAGGTCGTCCTGCATAGTAAAGGTAACGGCCACCTGGAAGGAATCGCATTTGCTTAATGTGTTCTGCAAGTTCCTTTCGGTCGTTGTCAGACATAAGGCTAAGGAGTTGTCCCCCTCGCGTGCCGCAGACATCATCCACGAGTCGGTCTGCGAGTGCGTCCCAAGTGTCATTTGGTCCCTGGGCATACTTCTGTCGAAAAATGTTCTCTGCAAAGGTTGTCTTGAATCGATTCACTAGCATTATTGTGTTGTTTCTCCAGAGCCTTTTCAAGCTGGTTTAAATGATGTTTTAAAAGGTGTATTTCTCGTTCCACAGCAACTACAAGCCACTTAAGTTCAATGGAAGCAAAGGTGTCTTCTACAGGTAATACTTCTTTAACACCTTGCTGTAGAAACAGTAGATCGTTTGTAAGGTCTCGCTTAATGCGAGTAATATAATCAGTCAAATATAATGGATGCATTAAAAAAGCGTGGGTGCATTAGTTTTGTTTTTCCAGGATTCTTTCTCTGCTGGAGGTGCTTTGCTTAAAGGCCCACATACAACAGCTTGTCCTTCGTCATCTACGAGAAACCCTCCTGTAAGACATTGAGCATGGTAGGCCTCTACACCTGCTACAACACCTAAATTGTAGACATACCTACCAGCAAAGTAACCTCCTGTAAAACATGAGGAAAAAAGAACTAAAAAGAAAACTACAATTTTCCATGTAGGAAATGTAGTTAGGGGCATACCTCTACTAAAGTCCATTACGTTTCTCCTGTACAGCACAATAGGCACACCACCCTTTGCGTAGCCATCCACCACACTTAGGACATTTCAAATGGTCTCGTTTACTCATGTCATTAAAGCCTTCCATGAATGTTCAAACTCTTGTGGGATTTTATCGTTAATAAGTTGTGCAATTTCCCGCGTTTCAAGCTGGGCATGAGGATCAAGTCGTTGCTTACATACACGAGCAAAGAACATTAGGCTACCTGTCCACCACCACTCTGTCATAGTGTTTTGGGGTAAAATTATACGAGCTTGCTCAGGGGCAACACCAACCTCTAGAAGTTGATTATAACATTCTAAAGCTACATTACAAACGGCTTCTGGGAAACCTGAAACATCAATTAAATCAACTTCACCACTACTACCTTGCTTAACATTAACCGGCTTCCCACGCCACACCTTAGGTAAATAGAATGTTGGGGGATCGTCCACATACCTTCGACTAACCTCATTCCACACGCCGCCAACTTGATGCTTGACAAGCTGCCGGGCCACAAATATAGGCGCAGAAATTCTAAAGGTGAGAGAGGTATGTGCAAAAGGGCTCCAGTGCCCGTGTGTTGCAAGGTAAGAGATAAGTTTAGCATCAGACCCCTTTAAAACAGGAGGCCCATGTCCATCATGTTTATCATATGGATAGTCCCACTCACTTTCCTTAGCAAAGGATACTCTTGCCGCATTAACTACCGCCAAGTCGTCTCCTACAAACTGTACTAATTCAACTGAAGGGTCTTGTAACATCACGCTCATCGAGGGTATCCTCTTGTTCATGTTTATCTAAGAAGTCTTGAATAAGCTGTTGTGCTTCTTCATCTTCTACCATACGTTCTAGGAAACGCTTCTTACCTAGACGTTTCTCATTCTCTTGCTCTTTGTAAGTTTGTTGCTTCTCAGTCAAGGGCATCTTCCAAGTTAGCATGCTTTTCTACAATAACATCGTGTAAGGCTTCAACTAAATCATTCATATCAAATTCTAGTGCATCCAGGAACTCATATACATCTAGCTTAGCCACAATTTGTGCTTTCAAATCGTCTAGAGCATCAGACACGGAGATGTTCCATTGCTTCATCTAGCATATTCATTTGTACCCATTGATGATGTACTCCTGTGATGGTTACATGAGGTTCCTTCTTAGCTTCTTCTGTTTCTATTAGCTTCTCTAAGAAATGAATGGCTTTCTTAATGTCATTAATACCACCCTTATCTTGCCATCGTGCAATATACTTAAGGGCAGTACCTTCTAGATAACCAAGGTCCCATGCTAGGACAACATCCCAAGGCTGAATGTCACCATACTTCTTATAGTGTGTGCCATCTACCTGTTTAGTGTTAGCCGACAATACGTTCTCCTACATTAAGATTATTTTCATACCGATGAGCAAAAACTTTAGCAGCATCTAAGGATGAGAAAGAGGCGATGTCTTCATATGCCTTCCCAAAAACTTTAGCTGGATTATAAGCATTTTGATATGCTGCAGCACCATTCCAACTATCGTCTTGTACCACATAAAGAACACTTTGGTTAATGGGGTTTGTACGTTCAATGATTCTCATATAGGTTCTCTTGCTGTGTATTTAGAACTACTCTTTTATTTGTTAATGTTTGTAATCCATGCTCATTAAGTTCTTTCCATTCTTTATCCCATCGACCTCGAAGGGTTAAAACCCAATTACTCTTAGCCAAACCCTTTACTTGGTGGAAAGTATTCTTATAGGTAGAAATAAAAGAATACCTTTTAAAAATCTTCTCTTCTTTATTTAACATAATTTCATGTAAACCTCCTTTAAGGAGGAGAGAAAAACTATTAAAAGCATGGGTATGAAATGCAGGTCGGGAGTTTTGTTCAAATTTCAATAGAAGAATTGAAAATAGATTTTTAATTTCTATACCCCAACACCAAACTAAACTATCTGGCCCACCATCTTTATGTCCCCATAGGATTTTCATTTATATTTCTTTTCTAAATAGTCTAAGGATACAGGCATAACATCGAACTCACCATCAATAACATTGTGCATCATGATGATACCACGCCAATGTTTATTCCCTTGTGGTCCCATGTAGTCTTCATCATGTGTGTAGCATGAACCTGCAATAATAGACGTAAGCCTTTTACCATCTCCTCTATGGGCCATAGCAATTTGTAAACCTTGTTGATGGCCTGCAACAGTGGACATATGTTTTTTGCTTAGAGTGAGAGCAGCACTGCCCACAGGACGACCAAGAGGACCGGAGACAAAATAGTGAGAGAAAGCCACACCACCGATAACCACAACTTCAAGGAATGGATATACTTCCCACCCATATTCTTTATACTTAAGATCATCAGTGGAAAGCACTCCTTCTAGTTTTGCATCGTTGTTGACAGCTTTGTTAATTCGTTCTTCATGGTTTCCAAGTGTGAAGACCATTCGGGGTACATATGTTCCTTTGCGAGCTTTTCGCATTCGATGGTTGTAATCTTGGATAGGAGCCAGCAGCATTTCCATACCTGTCTGTGCTGCCTGAATGTCATCTTTATATCTGCGACCTTCAAAAGATTTCTTGCCCACATCATAAGATGAAAGACTAGGCATATCCGCATGATCCCCAAGGTGAATGATGACATCTGGCCGCTTCTCTAAAATGTATTGTCCGATGTGAGACAGGTATGTAAGGTCTACTCCCGGCTTACATTGTGTGTCAGGAATTACACAAATTTTTTGAGCAAGCTTGTCTTGCATTTTCAATGTACTTGCTCCTCATCATCAGGTGGAGGGAAGTTCATATAGTCATCTTCATCCTCAATGACTTGCATTGGTAAAGCACCAGCTTCCATAAGAGTGTTGAGTCCTACAGCTAGTACATACTCATGTTCTTCTGGAGACAAGGTACCCTTGAAGGTAACTTCTCCATGCTTATTCTTTAGGACTTTTTTTACTTCCATTTGATTCCTTTTCGTTCTTGTCCTTCATTGTAGGACTTAATTTTATGACAAGATTTACATACAACTTGTAGGTTATCCTTGGAACAAAATAATCTCTGTATATAATCATCCCAGGTTGAAAATCCTTTGGGCGGGATAACAGGGTTTTTATGATCAATTTCAACTTCCTTAGCAGGAAACTCACCTTCACAGAGAGCACATAGATAATGTTTACCTTCTCTGTTTGTCTTGGTGTTTAGCCTCTGCCCTACATATGCCTCACTCAGCTTCTCGTACTTGGGTGGATAGCGTCGTGTCCCAGAACGTAGCACGGAGATAATAAAAGCCTTTAAACGTCCTTCTGTCCAGGAGGTTGCCAATATTTCTCCTCCTCTTTTAAGATGTATAGAAGCTGTGCATTTCGATGTAACTTGTGGTGATGCCACTCCCAAGTTACGGCTTCACCCGGCATCTCTTGTTCCATTTCATGGTTAGCATAAACATCACATACATAATTATACATATCAATCTCTTCTGTCCTGCTGTCAATTGGCGCCTGTAGCGCAGCCACAAACTTAGGACAGGTACCTCGCATAGCTCCGTCAAAGCCTGGGATGTTGTCACTCTTATCACCTAAGATTAGCTGTTTGTAAAACGTCCTTAAACCATCCAGAGGAGAAACAAGTTTAAACTCCTGTGTAACCCAATTAAAATGGTGACCCGGAATCATAAGCATATCTTTGTCCAAACTACAAATACGACTCTTACCATCATACTTGGTTTGTGCAATACCTAAAGCATCATCTGCTTCATATCCGTTAACAATGTTAGCACCATATTGTGTGACAAGTAATTCTCGACAGTCTTCCAAGTATGTTGGCTTAGCTTTATCCTTTCGATTGCCTTTATACTCAGGATAGATGTTATAACGGAAGTTATCACTACCCCCTAAATATCCCTCTATTTCGGTAGTATTTGTAGCAATGCAGATACGTTCAATCATATCGTGAACACGCCACAAAGC